AATGGTTATACCGTTATCATCAATCACCAGCGTACGAAAGGCGGTGGAGACAGACACTACGTCCAAATGACGCAGACTGTCAACGCCGTTGATCCGTATTCTGGATTGACCAAGAAGCAAGTCGCTTCCGTGTCACTCACTATAAACCGGCCCAGCTTCGGGTTTACCGATGCTGCTATGGTTGCGCTTGCAAAGGCGCTCACGGACTTTCGTGATGATAGTGAAGTCACAACGGCCAAGCTACTGCAATTCCAGTCGTAGACATCTTGAAGTGGATTTCAACATGAAACCACGGGATGACTACCTTTTGGAGTTGCTGGTTGCTTGTGTGGTTCGCTATGGGCTGTACTGTGGGGGCATTTGCTTACTTGCATTTGCTCTTGTAGGCTGCACAGTTGGCGGACCACAAGATCTCCTTAGCGGGAGACCTGTTGTCAACTCACCTTTAGGTGATGATCGAGCAGATAGGACTCGGAATCAACAACCTCATGGAGGATGTGATGAAAAGTCCGGTACTACTCCTACGGAGCCTTTGGGAAGATTTCCGAAGGCTATGTCCTGATGTGAAAGGCCTCGATCGTGATCTTGAAACGATCGAGTTAAGGTACGAACACGAGGGCTATGGTTTCCTAACCAAGGCCTTACCTACGCTAGGGGATGCCCTTGTAAAAGGGCTCTCCACGCGGAAGTTCACCTGTCCCAGGGAATTTGCAAAAGTTCCAAGGGGAGCAATCCCGAGATTTCTCTCAGGTATGCTTTGTGAAGTGTTCGACCGTGTCACCGGGGAGCTTAGAGAGGACGCCAAAGATGACGTCATAAAGTGCCTCAGAGAGGGACTTTACCTCTTTAAGAAAGCTCAGATGCCTGCTCGTGATGAAGAAAAGCTTCACGAGGAGGCCGTTGCTGAGTTTTTCCGATGTGATGAGATAGCGGACCAGGTTATTATACCTGACCGCGAAGATCATCTAATCGGCCTCGTAGCTAAAATTGCGTTGAGTGGCTTAAGTACTGAGCCACTCTCACTCGCGCAATTTAAGCACGGTCCCGGTGCAGTAGAAGAGGGTTATGGTGCGAACCAGAAGTGGTCAGCACTGTTGGACTCAGTCAAGAACGCTGAGTTTGACCTAGAAAGCTTAGGCTACGCTGACTTCGAAGTATCCCTTAAGGATCTATCCGAAAGGGTCGAAGTCAAAGAGTCGAGCGATCTAGTTTTCCTCTCTACTGGTGTCTCGAGAAGCACTGCAAGACTAATAACGGTGCCGAAGAATTCGACATCGCGTCGTACGATTACCGTTGAACCAATGCTGAATCAATTTATCCAGCAAGGGTTGAACATCCTTCTCCGTCAAGAAATAGAACGGAGTAAGGTGCTCGGTAATTGTCTTGCATTAACCGACCAAAGCAAGAATCAACAACTTGCTCTGGAAGGCTCCCTATACGACAACTGGGCAACCATCGACTTGAAGTCTGCATCGGACCTACTTAGCATTTCGCTAGTAGAATCCGTATTCAGACACAATGGTCTATTCTTGGACCAAATGATGGATTGCCGTTCTTCCTATATATCCTGCCCCGGAGTTACCAACGTAGGTAATAAACCGAAAAAGGTTAGACTAGGAAAATTTGCCGGCATGGGTAACGCCTTAACGTTTCCTGTTCAGTCCGTCTGCTTTGCAGTAACATGCATCGCAGCGATATTGGACCAGAAAGGCATTAAGCCTAGCTATTGGAACGTGAGGCGCGCTTCTCGTCTTATCCGTGTCTACGGTGATGATATTATCGTAGACACGAGGTATGCACGTCAGTGTGTGACCTGGCTCGAAAGGGTTGGCCTAAAAGTCAACCATAACAAGAGCTTCCTTGAAGGAAACTTCAAGGAAAGCTGCGGGGTTGATGCGTGGAAAGGTGTCGACGTGACACCGATCTACCTACGATCCCGTCCAGATGACATGTCAACAGAGCCTAGTGTTATTGGAGGTCTCGTGGCG